TGCTTCTCAACAAATTGGAGTCATTGAAAACGCATATCTCGATACTCAGCGTGGAAAGCTGATGTCTAAAATTCGCTTTGGTAGAGGGAATTTAGCATCTGAGATTTTTAATGATGTAAACGATGGTATCAGGACACAAGTGTCCATAGGTTACCAAATTAACCCAGATAGTATGGAAAGAGACCAAGATTCAGACGAAGTTCGCGTAACAGATTGGATGCCGATGGAAGTCAGTATTGTATCTATGGGAGCAGACCAGAATGTAGGTTTCGGAAGATCACTATCTTTAAATCAACAAAATAAAACTGAAAATACTAAGGAGGTCAATATGACTGAGGAAACTAAATCAGTAGATGTTGAAGAACAAGTAAGAGTTAAGACAGATGAAGCTCTCAAACTAAGAGAGAAAGAAATCGCTGAGATTATCGAGCTTGGTGCAAGACATCAAAAACAAGAATTAGCCAGAGAAGCAATTCGAGATGGAGTTAATATTTCTAACTTTAGAGGTACTCTATTAGCAGAAATTGAAAATCAACCTTTAGAAAGTAATGAAGTTGGTCTAACTGAAACAGAATCAAGAGATTTCTCAATCGTTAGATTAGCAAAAGCTAAAGCAGGTTTAATTCCAATGGAAGAAGCAAGATTTGAAGAAGAAGCATCACGGGAGTATGGAAAGAAAATTGGCAGAGATGCTAAAGGATTTTTCGTACCAGAAGATGTAACTAACAAATGGTCACAATCAAGGACTATGAATACTGTTAATTCAGCAGGAGTGGTATTTGATGACAAGCAATACAACAACTTGATTGATGCTTTAAGTGCCTGGTCAACTGTATTACAAGCTAGTCCAACAGTTCTAAGTAACAATTCTGGAAACATAACGATTCCTAGAGTTGCAAGTCTTAGCACATCTGGATGGGTAACTGAAGGTGTTGCAGTTGGCTCTTCGGACCCCTCAATCGATACTATTACACTTTCTGAAAAGACAAACGGATGTTACACCGATGTTACGCGTACATTATTGAACAATACTGATGGTCTATCTGTAGAACAAATGGTTAGAAATAATCTTCTTAGAGCTATGGGTGTAACATGGGATTTAGCTTCTGTTGCAGGTACAGGTGCAGGTGGACAACCTACAGGCATCGAAAATACAGCAGGTGTAAACGCGACAGCTTTTGGTGTTGCAGGTGCTCCAACTTTTCAAGAGCTCATCGAAATGGAATCAGCTATCTTTGCAGATTCCGCACCATTAGACTCTAACTCAGTTAGATGGATTACAACTCCTGCTCTTAATGGTTATGCTAAAACTCTAGCAACCAACGGAAATGGCTCTGCATTTGCACAGCAAGGCGGATTCATTGATGGCAGACAAGTTCTAGTTTCATCACAAGTAACTGCTAATAATGTTATTCTTGGAGATTTCTCTGAGTTTATCGTAGCAACTTGGGGTGGGCTTGAAGTGCAAACTGATCCTTATGCTCTCGCAACTAGCGGTGGTTTAAGATTAATTGCTCTAAGCTCAGTTGATTTCGGAGTGAAACATCCTGTTTCTTTCTGTGTATCAGCTTAACTATGACTTTAACTACTAACTCATTTAATGGGAATGGTGCGGAGAAATCCGCACCATTAAAAACAATGAAAATCAAATTATTAAGAAATACTCGTATCGATGGGGAATTTGCTGAATCTGGATCAATAGTAGAAATTGATGACAAAGATGGTAACTACCTTATCGCTAACAACATAGCTGAAGCAACAACAGGCAAAGCTAAATCAAAAAAATCTAACAAATCTGATGGATTAGATGTTTCAGATCAAAAAGTAGGTACCCGCAATGAAAGTTAAGATAACAAAAGCTGTTATTGTTAATGGTCAGAAGTCTAAGAAAGGCGATCTTATGGATATAAGTCCAAAGATTGCAACTAAACTTATTCTTAGAGGTTATGCGAGTACCGAATGGACTGAAGAACCTATGTCTTATGCACCAGATCAACCTTTCTCGGATGCAAAAGATGACAATAAATCTAGCGAATAATGCTTTCTTTAGCACAGAAGATTTTGCAGTAACTTGCAGATGGACTGTGGCATCTACATCAGATACATACCAAGTGAAAGCTGTATTTGACAAC